GATCTGGTACGGTTGTAAAGCCGCCATGTATAGCACCCAGGTCCGTGAGGACCGGAAGCTTAGCACCCTTACCGGTGCCATGCCGGGTGTTCATGGCGGTGAACTTTCTCAGAGTCGCCTGCCTCTCCCACGCGGGAAGGCCGACAACGCAAGAGAAACGTAGCGCAAGCTGCGTCCTCCTGAGAAGGTTCTTAAGGCGGAGCATAGTTGGAAAGAGCAATCCTCCCATCTGTGTGGGCAAAGCCCAAACCACGGGTACCCTCGCGGGTATGTCGTAGTTCCCTCGCCTAAATGAGTCGATGATGAGTGCTTTAATTCCTTGCGGAATATCGGCACACCATTCCAGGTGACCCGTAAGGGTCTTACATCGACCTACCCAAGCGGGAGTATCATGGGATTGATTCGGTCCCCCTGCAGAGAGGAACTTCATCTTTACCACATCCTGCTTGGATAAAATACGGTCTACGCCCTTACCCTCACGGGTTTGGACATAGCCCCACTCTTCTGCTAACTGTAGAGAAGTATAGCTCACGCCATTCTTCCCCGCAGACATCCTCCAACAGTACAGTTCTCTTGCGAGTACATGATACCGCTGGGGGAGAGTGCAGAAGAGTCGGAGATAGTCATCGCCTACAATGGCCGCGAGGCCTTGCGGACGATCTAGGCAGGGTGGGTTACCCCCTCCCCTTACGGGGAGTACCGCGAGGTTGCCCTGCTTTGACTTATCTCCTACCCAGATTGATGGGGGCGGTCCTCTTACGAGGCCACTGGTCCCATCAACGGGTCCAAACGTCGCCCAATCTTCTTCAGCTGTTACCAGATTGTCGAGGATTAGGTTCTGGAGGGTCATAGCGATGAATGAGAGAGGTTCTCCCATCATCACCCCCGTAAGGTGGTCACCCTCCGGAGTCATGAACCTTCCGTCACCGGTTGGATACATGAAGACGTGTGAAGAGGTCAGGAGCATCGATGCCATCCATGCGCAAGCTGGTACATTGACGCCCTGATTCTCAAGCTCATCGAGATAGCCAAACATCACTGTTCGGTGAACCTCGAGTGGTGATGAATCTGTGCAAACGGAAACATCACCTGAGACACTCGGAAGCCAGGCCCAATCCTTGCGGATCCGACCCAGCTTCTTAACGAGGTCCCAGAGCTTATAAGCTGATTGAAAGCCGATCCCCACACGGGGTTCTGCCTCAATCAGGTTCTCTTGGAACCAATGCCTTGCGGCAAGTCCCGAGAGACTATATGCCATCGGGGGGATGGCGAGCGGCCTCGCTTTCCAACCTTCCTCAGGGAGGGTTGTAACCCGTGAGGGTAACGGGGTCGCTCCCAAGATGATCCAGTCGGCTTTCTTTACAGAAGTCTTCTGGTCCCAGAGGGGAAGCTCGCGAGAGACCGAACCCTGGGTAGCGATGTAACCATCACTAATCATCTTGGTAATCGAGAGCACACATATAAGCTGACCCCCTGCGGGGCTGGCTAAAGTGTCGACCAGAGTATACCCACCCCGTGAGGGGGTCCCGTGAGGGAGTGGTACATTCCGGAGATAACTCTCGATTAATGAGTGGTACGATGCATCTGAAGGGATATGTAAATACCCCCCAGTTGCATCCACAAGGGTGGAACCCCGGTATGGACGCA